TTGACACGATAGTGGTTTCTATGTTAAACTCTATAACAAATGATCAAGGTGAGTTCAACTACAAAATTAAAGTTCGAAGTTAATGCATGAATTAAAATTTGAAGACAAAGTACGAGTCTGGAAAGAATTACGGGAAGACCTAGAGTCAGCCTATGAGCCTTTTCGGGTACTAAATGATTTTATTAAAAAGCTACCAAGAAGTACTCGCAAACAGAATCCATGGGATCCTGAGAGTGTGACACTTCCGTGGCACTTGATCGAGAACAAGTCATTTACTGAGTATGAAATTGCACTATTATGCGCCTATACGTTACAGTTAACAGATCGTTTTAGTGACGCAAAAGTGGAGATACATATCAGTAAGGACATAAAAGAAGATGTAAACATGTACCTAGTGTATTTGGACGGAAGTATTGTTTTAGGATATAACGACGAAGTATCAACAAGCAACTCAGTACCGCAAAGCATTGTATCACAAAAGGTGATCCAACTGCCTCCGTTACACTAAATATTTTTTAATCAAAGGAAGTGAAGTAAGATGAAAGCAAACTTAAATATTTTAAAACGCAACGGAGAAACAATGCCGTTGGACATCCAAAAAATCCACAAAGTAGTAAATTTTGCATGTGAAGGGCTGGCAGGAGTAAGCAGTAGTTTAATCCAAATGAATGCAGGTATCCAATTTGCAGATAATATGACAACGCAGTCGATACAAGACTTATTAGTTAGATCAGCTAATGATCTAATCTCGTTGGAAAATCCAAATTATCAATATGCGGCGGCACGTTTATTGCTTTACGGTGTGTACAAAGATGTTTATGGCGGCTTTGAAAAAATTAAGTTAAAAGAAATGATTAAGAAAAATATTGATCGTGGTGTATATGATAGAGCTATACTAGACAGCTACACTGACGATGAGTTTGCAAAACTAGATTCATACATCCATCACAAGCGTGATGAGAACTTTACCTACGCAGGTCTGCGTCAGGTAGTGGACAAATATCTTGTCCAAGATAGATCAAGCGGAGAGTTGTTTGAAACTCCACAACACATGTACATGATGATTGCGGCAACACTATTTGCTAACTATCCTAAAGAAGATAGGTTACATTATGTAAGGAGATACTATGACTCGACCTCACTTTTTAAAATCAATATCCCAACGCCGGTCATGGCCGGAGTGCGTACTCCAGTTAGGCAGTTTGCCTCTTGTGTGCTTGTTGACAGTGACGACACGCTCGATTCGATCTTTGCGTCGGACATGTCCATCGGTAGATACACAGCTCAAAGAGCTGGTATCGGTATTAACGCAGGACGTATCAGAGGAGTCAACTCAAAAATCAGAGGAGGAGAAGTTGCACACACAGGTGTAGTTCCGTTCCTTAAGAAGTTTGAAGCAACTGTACGTTGTTGTACACAAAATGGTGTACGTGGTGGAAGTGCTACAACCCATTTTCCTTTTTGGCATCAAGAGATTGAAGACATCCTTGTACTTAAAAACAACAAAGGTACAGAAGATAACAGAGTGCGTAAATTAGATTATTCAATTCAGCTTAATAAAACTATGTATGAAAGATTATTAACCAGCGGCAATATTACTCTTTTCTCGCCACACGATGTGCCAGGATTATACGAAGCATACTTTGGAGATGCAGAAAAATTTAAAGAACTATATGAGTCTTATGAACGTAAGACTAGTATTAAGAAAAAAGTTATTCCAGCAATGGATCTGTTTAGTGCATTGATTAAAGAACGTGCAGAAACAGGACGTATCTATATTATGAATGTTGATCACTGTAATACACACAGTTCTTTCAAAGACAAAGTATACATGAGTAATTTGTGTCAAGAGATTACATTACCTACTAAGCCACTTAATCATATTGATGACGAAGATGGAGAAATTGCATTGTGTATCCTTAGTGCAATTAACGTAGGTGTTATCAAAGACTTAGACGACTTAGAAGAACTATGTGAACTAGCAGTAAGAGCATTAGAAGAAATTATTGATTATCAGAAATATCCTATTAAGGCGGCTGAAAAGTCAACTAAAGCAAGACGTTCATTAGGTATAGGATATATTGGCCTTGCACACTATCTTGCAAAGCATCAGTTAGCATACAATCACAAAAGAGCTTGGAAAAAAGTACATGAGCTAACAGAAGCGTTCCAATACTATTTGTTAAAAGCAAGTAACACACTTGCACAAGAACGTGGTGCATGTGATTACTTTGGACAAACTAAATATAGTGACGGTATACTACCAATCGATACTTACAAAAAAGAAGTCGATGAGCTAGGAGACTTTAAGTTAAAATATGATTGGGATTCTTTACGAGCATCTATCAAGGAACACGGATTACGGCACTCAACATTGTCCGCACAAATGCCATCAGAGAGCAGTTCCGTTGTGTCGAACGCAACAAACGGAATTGAACCACCTAGAGGATACTTGTCCGTTAAGAAGTCAAAGAAAGGGCCTCTTAAGCAGGTTGTTCCGCAGTATACTACACTAAAGCAACACTACACACTACTATGGGATATGCCAAGTAACGAAGGTTACATTAATATTGTAGCAGTAATGCAAAAGTTTTTCGATCAAGCTATTAGTGGTAACTGGAGTTATAACCCTACACACTTTGATAATAATGAAGTGCCAATGAGTGTTATGATAGGTGATTTGTTAAACACGTATAAGTATGGATGGAAAACTTCATACTACCAAAATACTTATGATTATAAAACAGACGGCGAAATAGCATTTGAAGATGCAAAACAAGAACCACTGGCTAGAGAAGAATTTTCAGGGTCGGACGAAGAATATGAAGAACATTGTGAGGCTTGTGCAATTTAAAGGTTGACATGCTTATACAATGATGTTATTATAGTAGAGTTATGAGATAAAGGAAAAGAGATGGCTAAAACAGTATTTAATCAAGAGAAGGTAGACTTCACCAAAGCACATATGTTCTTTGGACCTGACCAAAACACACAACGATATGATGTATTTAAATTCCCAGAGTTTGATAAATTGAATCAAACTATGCTAGGATATTTTTGGAGACCAGAAGAAGTTAGTTTGCAAAAAGATAGAGCAGACTTTGCTAACTTTAGACCAGAACAAAAACATATCTTTACTAGTAACCTAAAGTATCAAACACTACTTGATAGTGTACAAGGACGTGGTCCTAGTTTGGCTTTCTTGCCACACGTATCACTTCCTGAATTAGAAGGTTGTATTGTTACTTGGGACTTCTTTGAAACTATTCATAGTCGTTCATATACACATATTATGAAAAACGTGTATGCAGATCCTAGTGAAGTATTTGATACTATCTTAGATGATAAAGAAATTCTAAAACGTGCTACCGCAGTTACTAAAAACTACGATGCATTTACAGAAGCGGCGGATGCCTTTATCCATCGTAAGGAAGGCAACATGCGTGATGTTAAGAAGAAACTATTCTTAGCAATGCACAATGTTAATATCCTAGAAGGACTACGTTTTTATGTTTCCTTCGCTTGCACATTTGCCTTTGCTGAATCCAAAGTTATGGAAGGCAGTGCAAAAATTATTTCGTTAATTGCAAGAGACGAAGCAACGCACTTGAACCTATCAACTTCTATTCTTAAGAATTGGATCAAAGGACTCGACGATAAAGAGTTTGCTGATATTGCTAAAGAGTGTGAAGAAGAAGTATTAGAGATGTGGCGTACTTGCGTTGATGAAGAAAAGGCGTGGGCAGACTATTTGTTTAAGGACGGTGCTATCATTGGACTTAATGAAGAACTGTTGTATCATTATGTAGAATATATTGCTAACCGCAGACTAAAAGCATTAGGTTACAAACCAATCTATGATCGTCCACTTAATAATAACCCACTACCTTGGACACAACATTGGTTGAGTTCGTCAGGATTACAAGTGGCTCCACAAGAGACTGAAGTAGAGTCATATATCATTGGCGGTATCAAACAAGATGTAGACAAGGATTCATTGAAAGGATTTAGTCTATAATGCAAGAAGTAATAGTCTATAGTAAACCGCATTGTCCCTCTTGTGTAAAAGCAAAGGCATTGTTTGATAATTTGAATGTTCAATACAAAACATTAACACTTGGTACTGATATTCAGCCAAGTGAACTTATGGCACTCTTTGAAGAAAAAGGATTGCCAGCACCAAGAACTGCTCCACAAGTTTTTATAGGTGATCAACATATAGGAGGCTACGAACAGCTAGTTTCTTATATTGAGACAACCGGATGGAATGGAACAGGCGAAAGTTTAGGATAAAATATGTTATTAGAAAACACATATAAAGACGGCGATACAATTAGTTTTAAAACTGTAGCAGGTGAAGAAGTAATTGCACGCCTAGTTAAAAAAGAAACAGATTCAATGAAGGTTAAGAAGCCTATGGCTCTTACTATGACTAAAGACGGAATTGGCATGGTGCCATTTACTT